CAGGTTGAGAGCAGCAGTTGATGACTCTGCTGGCAATGCTGTGAGAGCAGCATGTGGTAAAATGTCTAATATGACTTTCAATAAGTTGCGTTTGGGTAAACTAATTGAGATTGATTTTGAGGCAGACAATGAAGAGTATGCCAATGAAGAAATCAAGAAACTTTGTAAAAATTTTCTTGCCAATGAAGTTATTGAGGATTATGAATTTAAAGTATGGAAGAACGAGTGACAGCAATTCCAACTAAAATAGGTATTGCTCTTATTGTAGTATTTTGGTTATCGATGGTTGGGATGGTTGTAAATTCTTATCATCACTTTAATGTAAGGAGTATTAATTATGAAAAAATCTAAAAAGTGTCAAATTAAATCTAAGTTCTATTATTACTTCTGGGGAACCTGTACTGCCTGTGTGGTTCTGGGTCAGTTGTATGTTGGATCTGGGTATCGCCAAATGAAGGGCAGTGTTGATCAACTGACCGGTGTGTTTATTACCATGCTCAAGGCAATCTGATGGGACTACTTAAGATTGATAAGGATAAACTAAAAGGTCCTAAAGTAAAGACTACACCTGAAAATGTAAGGGAAGCAAACGAGGCACTATATCGTGCTAGACTGAACTTACCTGCTGCTGCAAAGCATTGTGGTATGACTGAGAAGGAGATGAAAATGACCTTCCTTGAATTTTTGAAGTATAACAAACCTGATTATGAAGGCACTGAAGACACCCCTTAGATATCCTGGCGGCAAGTCCCGTGCTTGCGTTAAGATGGACCAATACTTTCCTGATCTTCGTGATTATAAAGAGTATCGTGAACCATTTCTTGGTGGCGGTAGTGTTGCAATTTACATTACCAAGAAGTATTCTCACCTAGATATTTGGGTGAATGATTTATATGAACCTCTCTATAATTTTTGGAGAGTTCTGCAGGATGAGGGAAGTTCTCTTTATGAAGAGTTGTTAGGGGCAAAGTCTAGGAATCCTGATGAGGAATCTGCAAGAAAATTATTTCTCACAGCAAAGGAGACTGTAAATGACATTAATGAATCAAATCTTGCTCGTGCAGTTAGTTTTTATATCGTTAACAAGTGTAGCTTTAGTGGTCTCACCGAATCCTCCTCCTTCAGTAGACAAGCAAGCGTCTCCAATTTCTCATTGCGAGGAATTGAAAAACTTCCAGGATACACTAAAATAATTAAAGATTGGAAAATTACCAACCTTAGTTATGAACAACTACTTACTGATAACAAAGAGTCCTTTACCTACCTTGATCCCCCCTATGACATCAAGGATAACCTTTATGGAAGGAAAGGGAGTATGCATAACGGATTCAACCACGATGATTTTGCTGCCGATTGTGATCGGTTTATTGGTTCTCAACTCATATCTTACAATTCGTCTCAACTGGTCAAAGATCGTTTCCAAGGATGGGAAGTAGGAGAGTTTGATCTTACTTATACGATGAGATCTGTTGGTGAATATATGCGAGAGCAAAAAGAACGTAAAGAACTTTTACTTTTTAATTATGAAACAACTGTGGCGAATTTGGAAGTATAGTCTAGGAAGTTTTTCGGATGTCAAAACGAGGAAATATGATAATGCTGTTGCTCTTTTTCGGAGCATTATATTCCTTTCTTATTTGGCGACTAACTGTTTTATTATTGCTGGAGTGATTAGACATTGGAATTAAAAGATTGGTTGAATAGTATCAACTTTAACAAAGAGGATTTGTCTGAACACATTAAGGACTATCCACCATACATTGTCAATCGTTGTCTATCGGGACATTTGGATTGTGTAATGTTTGCTAATGAAATGAACAAGTATAACTTTCTTGATAAAGATATGCAATATTCATTCTTCCTAAATACTTTGAGGAAAAAGAAGAGGTTCTCTCCCTGGCTCCGCAAAGAAAAAGTCACAGACCTAGAATGTGTCAAACAATACTATGGTTATAGTAATGAAAAAGCATCTCAAGCTCTGAAGATTCTTACCCCAGAACAAATTAACTACATTAAACAACGACTTGATATTGGAGGAATGAAATGACCGTAGAACCTACCGTCGAATGGTCACAAGATCAAATGATTGAGGTTGTCCTCAATGAACCAGATGACTTTCTAAAGGTCCGTGAAACGCTTACACGCATTGGTGTCGCGTCCAGGAAGGAGAAGAAACTCTATCAGAGTTGCCACATCCTGCATAAGCAAGGACGGTATTTCATCGTTCATTTTAAAGAATTATTTGCCTTGGATGGAAAACATGCTAATCTTACAATTAACGACGTACAGCGGCGTAATCGCATTACTCGCCTTCTTGCTGATTGGGGGTTGATTAACGTAGTCAAGGAAGAAGCAGTTGCTGATATCGCACCGTTAAACCAGATTAAAGTCCTTGCATATAAGGACAAATCTCTGTGGTGTTTAGAGACTAAGTATAACATCGGTAAGAAAGGAAAGACCCAGGAAACCGAATAAATAATTTTGCGATCTTTCGTGCGGTCGCTTCAAAAGTCGGAAACCCGCAGACCCCTTGACAGGGGTCTTTTTTTATATTATAATTTTATTATTATCATGTCTAAATAGTGAGACTAACAAATTATCAGCAAGGTAAAACTTGAATTAACTGGTCTGGAGTTAGTCTTGTATGAGGATGTAAAAGTCTTCATCTGAATAAGTTACTTTCAATTTAAAAATATGAAACTCCCCTATGAGATTTTAACTGCATCTTTTAGAGCAGCTGTCGAAGATAATAAGTTTGCCAACGATCCTAGGATCAAAATTGTTAGAGGACCAACAGGATTAGGAAAAAGTCGCTTCCAAGATAAAGAGATGCCAGTCATCTTGAAGAACGTTTTTCCAGACCTCAAATACATCATCAGAGTCTCTCCTACGACTGAGGTAGCAGATGATGGAACTTTTGTTGATGTTGATTTGTTGAGTAATGATGAAACACTTTATCAATATTATAATAATTTAGATCCAACAACTGTCAGAAATATTGAGAGTCTCTCAAAAAGAACTGATATTGTTGCTTGTGTTTCTGTGACACACTCTTATTTTTCGATGTATTTTGATAAAATGCTCGAATTAGCACCAAATGCAGTGGTTGTCATTGAAGAAGCACATCAGTATGTTGGGTGTGGTGATAAGGGTGGTGAAGCATACGTCACCACTTATGGATATCACAGTCAATACAAAGCAAGTACGATCGATAATTTCTTTAAGTGGGCTGAGGTAAATCCCAGAATTGTTGGATTTACCGCAACTGTCACAAAACACCATGAAGGTGATAAGAGTCTTACTGATAGATTCTGGATTTGCAACGAAATGCCAGAAAAAAAATCATTGATTGCTAGTCAAGCATGGTTAGGGAATGTTATCGAATATCCGTTCGTAAAGCATTCTGGAAGAAATTCAATCTCAAAGTATATTGGTGATAGTATTGAAAAAATTAGGAATACTGAGAGCAGGTTAGCACAACTGCAAGAGTTTGATCCAAACATCGTGTGCAAAAAAACAGGACTTTTTTTAGCAGGAACTAAAGTTGGCACTTGGGGTGCATCCATTGATGATGTTCGTGAAGAGATATCAGAGTATCTCATGGGAACTGGTGAAGATTCAAACTCTAAGATGATTGCCACCATGACTGAAACTGGCATTCGTGTTTGGGATTTGAATGGTAATTCAGAAACCATTAGATGTAATGATTCTCAAGAACTTATTAGAAGACTTGAAGACCCTGAAAATCCTTTGCGATATGTGGTTGTAATTAACCGTGCTAGATCAGGGATTAACGTTCACAACTTTCATGTTGAAGTTGTATGTCGCCTTCGTGATCCAAAAGAAATTAGAACCTTGATTCCACTTCAAATTTATGGAAGAATGGTTAGAATCGATGTTGGCACAGGCAACATCATCCGACAGAAGTACAAGAACAATATTGAATTGTACGTTAAGGAGTATAGTAAAGAGTATGGTGTCCCCGTTGAAGTGGTAATTGAAACCATTAAGGTTTCTAATAACTTTGAAATTTGGTATCCAGATAATCCAAAAATTAAAAGAACATGGAGAGAATCGATTCAAGATTTTAAAGATGTTTATGTAAATACAATTGAAGAAGGACATGCTTGGTTAGATCAAACCTTTGGTAATGATTTGCCAGAACAAAAATTTATTCCTATTAATTTAGAGATAGAAGTGGAGTGCCCATGTGATGGTTCTAAGTTCATGGTAAATGTGAACAAAGATATTGAAGATTGGAAAGGTGATGGTACTTTAGACGCATTTTTTAACATGGTATAACCGAACAGATTTGGACGGGTTTCAACACCCGCTTTTTTTGTATTTCTTGTATAATTAGTAGTGTAGGAGGAAGGGTTTCTAGAGCCCCTTCTACGCCAACGATCGCCTTCGGGGATCACAAAACACAAACTCGCTTTTAAAGGAGCTACCATAATGAACAACCTAGCAAGGTTTAATAGCACGGATCTGCCTGCCCTGCTTGAAAGAATAAATAAAAACAGCATCGGTATGGATGAATACTTCGACAGGTTGTTTAACCTGCACGAGACTACGAAGAATTATCCACCGTTTAATCTAGTCCAGGTCAGCAACGTAGAATCTAGACTAGAGATTGCACTAGCAGGATTTAAAAAAGCAGAAGTCAATGTCTACACACAAGACGGTAAACTCTTTGTGGAGGGCCAGAAAGAAGATAAAGAAACGGAAACACAGTATCTGCACAAGGGTTTGGCTCAACGGTCGTTTACACGTACCTGGACAGTCGCAGATGACACGGAAGTTCGATCAGTTGATTTTGAGGATGGGCTTCTAACTGTGGTATTAGGTAGAATTGTTCCAACACATCACCAACGAAAAGATTACTTATAAATAGTAGAGTATGTAAGTAAATATACTCAACTATGGAAATCTTAATGCTCGCTCTTCTTGGTGGTGCTCTTTTCGGTGCTTGGAAACTAACTCCTAAAAACTGAATAAATAAAAACTGAATATCGTCGTCGCGGACGGAGGGGAAACTGGCCAAATCCAGTTGACTCCCCTCTTTTTTATTGCTAAAATAGGAACAAGGAATAATCTAATTATGACAATTAAAGTTGTGTTAATGAAATCTGGTGAAGATGTCATCGCTGATATTAAAGAGATGGTTTCTCCGGACAAACATGTTGTTGGTTATTTTTTAACTAAACCGTGTGTTATTAAAATGTCCAATACAGATAACATCACTCCAGAGGAATTGGATTCCAAGTCAGAAAAGAAATCTGAATTCTCTGTGACGATGTATCCGTGGATGCCTATTGCAAAGGAGAAGACCATTCCAGTTTCTGCTGATTGGGTTGTTACGATGGTGACACCTGTAGACAAAATCTATCAAATGTATGAAGAGGACATTCTAAAAAATGGAAAAGACAATCAAAGTGATTCTGCTGCAAACAGATCAGAAACTGATCAGTCAGATTGAAGAAGTTGGTGCTGATATTGGACAACCCGATTGTAAACTTGTAAATCCAATGGAGATTTGTGAATCAAGCACTCTTCGCCCATGGATGCTTGAGCATACCCAGCAAGATAATTTTATGATTAGTTCTGATAAGATCATCACTCTCGCAGATCCAATGCCCACCTTACTTGAAAAATACATTGACCTTACAAAATGAAAGTTTTAAGTATTGACCTTGATTATGTAATGGGTTCCTCGGATCATATTTTTCGAGAAAGAGGATTTCATAACAATGCAATGGTAAGGTGGGATGCATTTTACAACACTACAAAATATAAAAAGGAAGATATTCCTTATGATGAGGATAAATTAATCTTCCTTAAAAATTTGTTTAGTGAGGCAATTAAGCATTGTGATAATGTAAAATTTGGATATGATCATGATTCAATTCTTTATCATATTGAAGATTATGAATCGATAGAGTTGGTTAACATCGATCAACATGATGATGTTTTAATGATGGATTATGATTGGTATGAAAGCAACCAAAGATCACTTGAGTGTGAGTATGATCATATGTTATATTATGATAAGGTTGATGAGGGAAATTGGATTGGTTGGTTAAACGTAAAAAAGAAATTAAAATCCCTTAAGTGGATTGGAAATAAGTATTCCGTTGTTGGTAAGAAAAAGAAGTTTATCGAAGAAATTATTGATGACTACACGTACATTGATGATGATAATTATCAAATAGATAATTATAAATTCGACCATATCTTTATTTGTTTATCGCCACAATATGTTCCTATTCAACACTGGAACATAATTGATTGGTTCATTGAAACATATGAACAGTATAGTGGCACTAAAGTTGATCCAAGTGATTGGGACAGCAAGAAATTTGAAATTGAGTACCTCCATAGGAAAGTGACTGATGCGATTTTACACAAACGTACAAATGATTGGAAACCAGTTTCTGGTTCGTGGAGTAGAAGACGGGAAGAGATTTGAAACTAGAGATGAGTTTTTCCCAACTCTATTTGTAAAATCAAAGAAGAAGAGTAAGTATAAGACTTTGATGGGTGACTCTGTTGATGAGATCAGACCAGGCACGGTTAGGGATTGTCGTAATTTTTATCAAAAGTATGAGGATGTAGAAGGATTTGAGATTTATGGTAATGATCGATACATCTATCAATACATCTCTGAAAAGTATCCAGAGGATGAGATTAAGTTTGATATCAGTAAGATTAAACTAGTCACCCTTGATATTGAGACAACGGCAGAGAATGGATTCCCTGATGTGGTGGCTGCAGCAGAGGAGATCCTTGCCATTACCATTCAGGACTATACTACCAAACAGATTATCACTTGGGGTGTAAAACCTTTTGCAAACAAGCAAGAGAATGTCACTTACCATCATTGCCATACAGAGCATGAACTATTAAGTCACTTCATTAACTATTGGATGCAGGACGTGCCTGATGTGGTGACTGGTTGGAACATTCAACTGTTCGATATCCCATACATCTGTAAGCGCCTCAATAGGGTGCTTGGGGAGAAGTTGATGAAGCGCTTCTCTAATTGGGGACTGGTGACTGAAGGTGAGATTCATATCATGGGTCGCTCCCACACAGTTTTTGATGTAGGTGGATTGACTCAACTTGATTATCTTGATCTGTATAAGAAGTTTACATATAAGGCACAGGAATCTTATCGTCTTGACTACATAGCTGAGGTAGAACTGGGACAGAAGAAACTAGATCACTCTGAATTTGAAACCTTTAAGGATTTCTATACAAAGGGATGGCAGAAGTTTATTGAATACAACATCGTTGACGTGGAACTTGTTGACCGATTGGAAGACAAGATGAAACTGATTGAACTTGCCTTGACAATGGCTTATGATGCCAAGGTCAACTATGCCGATGTTTTTTATCAAGTTCGTATGTGGGATAATATTATCTACAACGATCTAAAGAAAAAGAACATTGTCATTCCTCCTAGAAATAAATCCCAGAAAAATGAAAAGTACGCAGGTGCATACGTTAAGGAACCGATTCCGGGAAAGTATGATTGGGTGGTGTCTTTTGACCTTAACAGCCTCTATCCTCATCTTATTATGCAATACAATATCTCACCAGAGACCCTCCTTGATGAACGCCACCCAACGGCAAGTGTTGATCGAATACTTAATGAAGAGGTGAATTTTGAAATGCATAAGGACTATGCAGTCTGTCCTAATGGTGCAATGTTCCGTAAGGATATTCGTGGATTTCTTCCTCAACTAATGGAGAAGATGTATGGTGATCGAGTAGTCTTTAAAAAGAAAATGCTTGCCGCCAAACAGCAGTATGAGAAAACACCAACCAAAGCATTGGAGAAGGAAATTGCACGCTGCAACAATATCCAAATGGCTAAGAAGATCTCTCTTAACAGTGCTTATGGCGCTATCGGTAACCAGTATTTTAGGTACTATAAACTGGCCAATGCAGAAGCAATTACCCTCTCCGGTCAAGTGTCAATCCGCTGGATAGAAAATAAAACAAACGAATATCTAAATAATCTTTTGCAAACAGAAGATACGGATTATGTTATCGCATCAGACACTGATTCGATTTATATTAATTTCGGACCTCTTGTTGATAAATTTTTTAGTGCTAAGTCTAGCGACAAAGCAGCGATTGTATCCATACTTGATAAGATCTGCCAAGAGAAACTGGAACCTTTTATTGAACGTTCATATGAACAATTGGCGTCGTATGTTAATGCGTATGACCAGAAGATGCAAATGAAGCGTGAGAACATTGCTGATCGTGGTATCTGGACTGCGAAGAAGCGATATATTCTCAACGTGTGGAATAGTGAGGGTGTCCAATATACGGAACCCAAACTCAAGATGATGGGTATTGAGGCAGTTAAATCCTCAACACCTGCACCTTGCCGCCGCATGATTAAAGATGCATTGAAACTTATGATGAGTGGCACTGAAGAGGAAGTGATTGACTTTATTGATAAGTCTCGCACAGAGTTTAAATCTCTCCCGCCAGAACAAATCTCTTTTCCACGTTCTGTTTCCGATGTAACTAAGTATAAAGGATCCTCCCAGATCTATATCAAAGGAACTCCTATTCATGTTCGCGGTGCTCTTCTTTATAATTATTATCTCAAGGAAAAGAAACTCACTAATAAATATTCACTTATCCAAAATGGTGAGAAAATTAAGTTCTGCTACTTGAAGAAACCAAACATCCTACATGAGAATGTAATCTCTTTTATTCAAGACTTTCCTACAGAACTTGGCCTTGACAAATACCTTGATTATGACTTACAATTTGAAAAATCATTCCTTGAACCACTCAAAATTATCCTAGACTCTATTGGATGGAGTGTAGAAAAAACTATCAACCTAGAACTCTTTTTTGCCTAAATGGAACTGCCTATCAACGATAAAGAACTCGCTACGATTGTAAGTGCTCTTCGCCTTGGTGGAGATGCTGCTTTATATCAAAAACTTGTGAGAATCAAGGAGATTAGAGATGCCAACCCTGGCGGACCTTATAAGAAAATTGCCCGTGAAGAATTTGGATTTGTATTGTAATGGATTTTTTAAAAGAAATTGTAAAAGAAATCGGAGATGATTACACTCAACTTGCATCAGATATTGATGATGCTGAAAAATATGTTGACACGGGTTCGTACATCTTTAATGGACTTGTTTCAGGTAGCATATTTGGTGGTGTTTCTGGGAATAAGATTACTGCCATTGCTGGCGAGTCTTCTACTGGCAAAACTTTCTTTTCTCTCGCTGTCGTTAAAAATTTTCTTGATAGTAATCCTGACGGTTACTGTTTGTACTTTGACACTGAAGCAGCAGTTAATAAATCTCTACTTGCAAGTCGCGGTTTAGATCTTAATCGCCTTGCTGTTGTTAATGTTGTTACTATTGAAGGGTTTCGACAAAAAGCATTGAAGGCAGTTGATCTTTACTTAAAAAAACCTGAAGACGAACGCAAACCATGTATGTTTGTGCTAGACTCTTTAGGTATGCTCTCAACAGAGAAAGAAATACGTGATG